ACTACAAGCGGTTCAACGAGGACATGAAGTCCGCTATGGACATGATGACTAAAACTGCTACCCTGATGAACAATACGGCAGAAGATTTAGCTATGGCTCTGCAAGCACAATTCGCAGGAATGACAAAAGCGGTCAATACTGGCGTAGAATCCATGAAAGCTGACATTAACGGTCTTATGGACACGTTAAAAGGTGGCAAGGACATAAAGGGCTTCTCTGACTCTCTCGAAGGTGAGTTGAAACGTACTACTGCTAACGTCAAACGTGCTTCTGACGAAGCGGTAAAACAGGCAAAGGAAACCACGGAAAAGATTGTCAGCGAATACACCAAGCGGTCACGGTTAAAGTCAAAAGGTGCTACCGAGGTTGCAGAAACAGGGGCGGTTTCAGACGAAACAATTAAGGCTTATAACGAAGTTGATACCAACATAAAGAAGTCAGAAACCTCACTCAATGCCATTAGAAAGGCACAAAACGACCTTAACAAGTTAGCTGAACAGTACAACGCTATTCAGCAGAAGGTCGCTAACACCATTACGGCACAGGGTAAGTTGTCAGAAACAACACTTGCTTCATACCGTAGTCAGATAGCCAATATAGCGCAGGAGTATCAACGCCTTAGGTCGGTGATTGGTAACAAAGCGACAGATGATTTTATGGTGAAAAAGCCTTTACCTAACCTTCTTGAAAAAGGCGGTGCTTACGAGCAACACGTCAAAAAGGCAGATAGGGACGCAGAAGAAAGCGAACGGATAAAGAGCCTTGACAAGTTAAGGAATAAATACCGTGAACTCTACGCAGAAGTACAACAGAGAATCAGGGAAACGGCAAGACTGTCAGAACGGCAGTTTAACTCCATGAACCGACAGATTGATAAAGTTGTAATGGAAATGCGTAGACTTGGCGATAGGTCGGCAGTAAATCCGTTGGCTGAACAGTTTGGGCGAAACTACGGTGGGTATATCAAAAGTTTTAACGACAACCTCAAAGAGAGCGTTAAGACAACAAATATGCTTGTTGATGGTTTCACCTCACTCAAACATCATATCATGTGGATGGTGTCTGCTACGGCACTTGCTACAACGGTAGGGATTCCTGCTAGTGTGGTTGCTTCGTACAAAGATACAGAACGACAGATGGCAGGAATGATTCAGGTCTTGCCACAGTTGCACCACAACCAAAGTGAGTTAAATCGTACTGCAACAGAGTTTATCGGTATTGCTCAACGCTACGGTATGAGCGTTCATGATATTATCGAAGCGGGTAAACAAAATTGCCCCATAGCTGCGTGAGCAGTTATCGCAAAGGGTTTTATATCGGGGAAACTCCGAAACAGCGGACAATCCCGAAGGAAACTATATATCCAAAGCGTTCTAAGGCTTTATGCTATGAACAGGATATATAGACCTCTAACGACTACCATAACCCTATCTCGAAAGAGATAATGGTATAGTCTGTACTGCACTTATAACTGTTAGTCCCCGTGAAGGTGCAGAGATAGGCAGAAATGACCTATCCCATACTGATTGATTATAGTTAGTATGCGTAACATTTATAGAAACTTTGGGGACGTGGCTACAAGGAAACTGCTACCATTATGCAGTTAACCTCACTTTCTGCTAAGTTGGCAGTTGCAGATATGATGGACGTAGGGCTTGCCAATAGAGCCGTTGAGTCTGTTATCAACTCTTATCAGCAACAGGCAAACGCCATTGAATTTGCTACCCATGTAGTTGATTCTTGGACAAAGATTGCTCATAACGCTCAGTCTAGTGCGACAGACCTTGCAGACGCTCTCATGCGAGCTGGTGCAGCTGCACAAGCGGTTGGCGTTGACTTTGACACTACAAACGCATTAGCTTCTACAATGATTAAGGTTACTGGACGAACAGGCGCAGAAGTCGGTAATGCTCTAAAATCTTTGTTCTCTAGTATTCATAATGACAAAGCAATCAAGTCTTTGGAAGAATTGGGAGTAAGCGTATATGAGTTTGCAGAGGACGGAACAAAGCATTTTCGTAATCTCCAAGACGTATTTATTGACCTCATGTTAACGAGTCACACGACTTCTAAGAACATGGAACGTGATTTGCTTGCTATCAGTGGCGGTAAATTCCAGTGGTCAAAAGTAGCAGGTGTTTTGGGAGATTATGAGGACTTCATTAAGTCTTACTACCTCTCTATTGAGTCAGCAGGATTCGCTAACGACCAAGTAGGCGCACAGTTGGACACTCTCGAAGCTAAGATTCAGCAGTTGAAATCCGCATGGGCTGGGTTTGCACAGAATATTGGTACAAGTGGATTGGGTGAATCGCTCAAAGGATTGCTTGATTACATTACACGGTTTATCCGTGGACTGCAACAAGTCCCTGCATGGGTGTTCCAAGTAGTCGGATCTATGGTTAAGTGGTCTGCTATAATATGGGGAGCAAGTAAAGCAGTCGGTGGGCTTACCGCTGTGTATATATCTGCGAAAGCAGTTATAACAGGCGCAACGATAGCAACAGTCGCTAACACCGTGGCAACAAACGCAGGGACAGTGGCAAAGAATCTTAATAAGGGTTCTATCATATCACTTATTGCTTCTCTCGTTGCCGAAAAGATTGCGACAGTGGGTGCGACAATGGCTAAACAGGCTGAAAATGCTGCCTTGGCTGAAAACGCCACACTTATGACCGTTGCAACAGGCGGTTTGAACATTCTTGCTGCTGCCTTGCTTACGGCTACGGTTGGAACAATCGCTTATGCTAATTCTTTGGGAGAAGAAGCACAGGCACTTGAAGATGTACGGCTCAAAGAAGAAGCTGCACATCAGGCTACCTTACAGGAAATCGCAAACTACGGCGAGCAGGAGCGTTTCGGTGAGAAACTTATTAACAACTACTACAAGTTGAGGGACGCACTGGCAACCATGACCGAGGGTGACGAGAAATCCGAAAAGGTAAAGCGTGACCTTATTGCCACAGAAGAAGTCCTTATCAACATGATAGGACAGGAAGGTCTTGAAGCGGTCAAACAGGCGAAGGACGAGGGCGAAGCTATCAATATTCTCAAAGGCATTATTGATGGTAAAGCAAACGCACTCAAAGACGCTACGTTAGACGCAATCAACGCTTCTATCGAGGAAACCAAGGCAGTTATTCAGGACTCCAAGGATAGAATCGCGCAGATTAAGGACGAAATTCCAGTATGGGAGAGTTTAGCAAAAGCAGTTGCCGAGTTTAATATGCAAGGCGTAAAGGCAGCTCTCACCCGTGCTTACTTTGGCAAGAGCCGTGAAGCTAGAGAAGCAGACGAAAAAGATATTATTGCCAATGCCGAAGCAAAGCTGAAAGAACTCGAAAAGCGTAGTGCAGAGGTTCAGGCAGCGTTTGTCAAAAACAGAATGAACGCTCAACCTGATGCACCCAACGGTGAAGTTACTGAAAAAGAAACAGGCGGTTCTAGTGGCGGTAGTGGTTCTGAGGGTGACGCTTACCGTGAAGCTATGCGTGAGTTCAGAGAAGCACTGGCTAAAGCCAAGTATGACGCTGAATCTCAGGGCAATTATTTCTCCAAGACGCAGGAATATGAACTGTTCAAGGAGATTATGGGTGACTCGTTCGTTGGCGAAACACGTTTTGGTGCTGACCTTCTCAACAAGCAGAGAGCAGGGGAGAAAGAACAACGTGATATAGCGAATAGCAACTATGACGTTGAGTACTTCAAACGGCAGTTAAACCCTGACTTCTCCAAGGCGATAGAAACCTCTATTGCTCAGACCGTAGAAGCAGGGAAACCGCTTTCCAAGTCGATGGAGAAACTGCGTAGGCTCATAGATGAAGTCAACTTTGCATATAAGGGTTCACCTGAGCATATCAAAGCAATGGCTAAACTCTACGAAGCGGAACTGCAACAACAGACTCAGCTTGAAAAGAATATCCGTACCATCAGAGAAAACGGCATTAAATCTCTTGAAACTATGGCTGACAAGGAACTTGAATTTGCTAAATCCTTGGGACTTGTCAATGATAGCGACATACGCAGATACAAGGAAGGTAGAAACGAACAAGAGCATAGCCGTAATATGCCGTACCTCGAAAATGAGTTGATGAAAACCGCACAGGCAGGAATGGAAGAAGAAATGCTTTCTGCTTATCATGCGTTCAAAATGGCTCAGACACAAGAGGACGTTGAATACTCTGCACGATACCTTATGAGTCTTAGCGGTGACATAAATGCTACGAAGTCAGCAGTTGACGCTATGCTTAAAGAAGATGAACGCTATCATCAGGAGAAGTACCGCATAGAAACGGAGAATTTCAAAGAATCGGCTAAGTATGCACTTGCGGCGAAGGACGCTTTCGTATCTTCCTTTGAAGATGGATTGAACGGGATTCTTGAACGCACAATGTCCTTTGGTGACGCTATGCGAAACATCTTCAAAAACATAGCCAAGTCAATCATTCACACATTCACTAAGGAAATAAGTGGGAAACTTGAAAAGATTCTTGCCAAGGCTCTGTTCAAGGAAGATAAGAGTGATAATATTGGCGGTGCATTGATTGGACACTTGGGCGGTAGTGTGAAAGTCGGGGGAAAGAAGTCAGGCGGTCTTAGCGGACTGTTTGGCAGTATTCCTATGCCGACCATGAACTTTATGGGTGGTGGCGGTAAGAAAGCTATGAATCCTATGGCTTCTCTTACAAGCGGACTGGATAAGTTTCAGACCTCTCTTGCCAACGTCAAGGGTACATGGACGAATACAATGGGTACTATGTCTACTACGGCAAGTGCTACGGCAAACGTCATGAGCAATTTTGTAACAGAGGGCGTTAACACGTTCACCACAGGCGAAATTATGAAGCGAACGGAAAGCAGTACAACGGCTGCTTCTGTTATGGCTGACGGTGCAGCAACACAAACCTCTGTAACTGCGAATATCGGTGCTATGGTTACACAAATGCTTGCGGCTATGGCGATTATGTTCGTGCTTTCCTCACTCTTTGGCGGTGGCGGTTCTTCCACATCAACGAGCACAAGTGAGGTTAACTTGGGACGTGCGCCTGATTCGTACTATATGACACCTACGCCAGTAATGCAGTCCACCACGTTCAACGTACCGTCCTTCGATATTGGCGGTAACATTGAGCAGGATATGTTTGCTATGGTGCATAAGGGTGAAATGGTGCTTACGCCGGAACAGGCAGATGTAATCCGCAATACTGCTACAAGTGGCGGTTCTCTCGGCGGTGGTGCAAATGCCACGGTAAAATCGAATATCAGCGTTAACACGGTTGATTCAAGAGGATTCGACAGAGTACTCAAAAATTACAACCGTACACTCTCCAAGCAAGTCAAAAGCGGTATTCGCAACGGCTTCTTGAACGCTAAAGGATTGGTATAATAGATAACCCCTGCCGTATGGTGGGGGTTTTTCTTTTTAACGCCACACCAAAGAATGAATAACAACCTATACACTAATAGAAGGAGGGTTGCCTATATGAGCGATTTGATTTTTCCTACGTTGAAGGGACTCACATACCCGATAGGTAAAGTCCCACATTGGAATACATTACAGAATCAGACCATAAGCGGTGTCAAGAAGTTCTTGCAGTTGTACTCATACCCTTATTACGAGATAAAGTTATCCTTCTCATATTTGGGTGACGATAACGACAGAACAGATGATATTCACACGCTTATGGGCTTTTTTAATCAACTTGGCGGTGCAGGGCAGGATTTTTTATTCGCAGATCCGTTTTTTGAACCTAACGGAGTAGAAGAACTGCCTTTCGGTGAGGGTGACGGTACATCAACCTCTTTCCGTTTGCTTAGACGGTATGGCGATACAAACGAGCCTGTCTTTGGTATAGCGGACGCACCGACTATTTACCGCAAAGCAGGAAGTGAAACTGTAGTTGTCCCTGACTCAGAGTACACATGGGATAAAACAGGATTGATTACTTTCAACTCACCACTGGCAACAGGAACTATCCTCAGTTGGTCGGGTAATTGGTTCTACCGTTGCCATTTCCAGGCTGATGAAGCAGAGTTTCAGCAGATATTCCAAGGTGGTTGGGAATTGGAAGAACTCATTCTCGAAACAATAAAATTGGAGTGATGTTTATGAAAGATTGTTCAGCAGCACTCAACGATTTAATTATGCAGTATGTTCGTGGAGAAAAAACTACATGGTACATTGCAGAACTTTATACTTTTTGGCTTCGCTATGATATTGCCTACAATGCAGGGTATTTCAACAGTGGAGTCATTTTGCTTTACACAGGGCATGACGTGGATTTGACGGTGGGTGGTAACAAATACACCCATTGGGCGATAGAACACGGCGATATTAACGAGAAACGAGGAACAGAAGTAGCAGATATGGATTTAACCATCAACTACACTCCTACCGACTTAATCAAAGAGTTAAATGTGCCGTGGATAGAAGCGTTTCAGTCGGGTGCTTTTGATGGAGCTTACTTGTCATTAGACCGCTTATATTCGCCTATACCGTGGCAATACAACATGCCTAACATAAGTAGTGACTATGTGCTGAAAAGTCGCTTCTTTGGGCGTATAGACGTGCAAGAAGCTAAACTCACGACTTGTACGCTCAACGTCAAGTCCCCTGTTGACCTTCTCAATGCACAGTTACCTCGAAACCTCATTAAACCTTCGTGCCTTAACAAGTTCTGTGATTCTATGTGTTCACTCAACAAGGACAATTACAAGGTTGATGTAACTGCACAGAATGGCAGTAGCAAAACAGGGATTAAGGTCAGCGGTTACGCAGATGGATATTTCACACAGGGAACAATGCTCTGTACAGAAGGTGCGAACATTGGTGTAACAAGGTCAATCAAAACGTATATCAGCGGAGTTGCTACCCCTGCTGAACCGTTCAAGTTACCTGTTTCGGCAGGAGATAAATTCAGTTTTTGGCGCGGTTGTGCGAAAACAATGGTTTCTTGCAAGGCGTTCAACAATATGCAACATTTCCGTGGATTCCCATTCTTACCGTGTCAGAACGTGTTACTGTGAGGTGATTATATGAACGTAGCAGAAGAAAGGCAGAAAGTCATAGATGAAGCTAGAACGTGGTTAGGGACTCCCTATCATGCAGAAGCTAGAGTCAAAAATGCAGGGTGCGACTGTGGAACATTCCTCTTAGGGGTACTGGAAAACGCAGAAATGCTCCCTCACATTGACTTGCCACACTATCCTGTTGATATAGCCTGTCATTGTGCAGTGCCACGCTATCTGATGAAGATAGAGGAATACTGCAATAAGGTTGATAGCAATGATAGACAACCAGGGGATATTCTCGTATACCAGTTCAAAGGCTCAAAAGTACCTCACCATGCAGGATTTGTATATGACAACGATTACATCATACATTCATACACTCGGCAGGGCGTAATCCTGTCAAATATGAAAGGCTATGAAGCTAATCTGTACGGTGTATATCGGCTAAAAAGGTGGTGTAGCTGATGAAGCAGGATTTAACAGGAAGGCGTTTTGGACGGTGGACTGTTATTGATGGAAGTATAGAAGGAGCAAAGGTTTTATGCCGTTGCGACTGCGGTACAGAAAAAATGGTAAGCAAAACCAATCTCGTAAGAGGGTTAACAAAATCGTGTGGTTGCTATAAAGCGGAGAATCAGAAAGGCAATACATGGGGAAGAACTCACAATATGTCTTTCTCTCCGACCTATCAGACGTGGAGTGGCATAAAGTTCAGATGTGAAAATCCGAATAGCGGAGAATACGCTGCATACGGTGGCAGGGGAATAACAGTCTGTGAAAGATGGCAGAAGTTTGAAAATTTCCTTGAAGATATGGGTGAACGCCCAAAAGGAAAGACCATTGACCGTATAGACGTAAACGGTAACTATGAACCTTCTAACTGTCGATGGGCTACGCCCAAAGAACAGGCAAGAAACCGCAGGAACAATACGCTCATAACCTATAATGGCGAAACGAAAACGCTTGAGGAATGGGCTGAAATAACAGGAATTTATTCCGGCACAATTTCTATGCGTATCAAACATTATGGGTGGAGTGTAGAGAAAGCATTAACTACACCCTCTCTTATTCCTAGAAGAAAGGGGGCATAGTTATGGGAATTTTTGGCGGTGGTTCGAGTGTTTCTACCTCTCAACCCCGTGTTTCTTCATTTCAAGTAAACCAGTCTAGCTATGGCGCACCCTTGAAGTTGATTTTCGGAACTGCGATGATTAGTGCGGTTTTGGGCGATTATCTCGATTTCACCGCTATTGCAACGACTACAACCACATCAAGTGGTGGTAAAGGCGGTGGTGAGGTAACACAATCCAACACAGAATACACCTATACGGTAGCACCAGTCATTGTACTTGGAGAAGGTCAGTTATCAGGCGTAGGCACGATATGGAAAGACACAAAAGCCACAAATGCTGCTTCACTTGGATTAACCTTTTTTAACGGTACTAAAGGACAGTCCCCTTGGGGATATATGCTCTCTAAGCACCCCGACCATGCACTTACATACAGTGGCACATCATACCTTGCAGGAGTGTTAGACCTTGGCGGTAGTGCGTCCATACCTAACATGAACTTTGAGGTATATGGTATGTGTCAGAGTCAAGGGACGAATGAAACTTATTACAAGACTACAGAAAGAACTGTTGGTGAAACGCAATTTACCTTATCTGTCCCTATTTCTCAATGGACTGCAAACAGAAGTGTAGAAGGTCGTATAAGACGTACAAATCCGTGGCAAAAAGAGAATCAATGGGAAAATTTTAATTCTTTTTCTGTAACGAAAAGCGGAGAAAGCGCAACCTACAATATCACTGTTCCAAGGACTAAGGTATATTACGGTGATGATGACGAGGGAGTGGATATAACCAAGTATGATTTAATACGGATAAACTATACATACACCTCTAAATCGGACGCTCCACAACCTACACGGTCAAAGATGTATCAATTTGCCTACACAAAGGAAATCGAGATACACAACTACGACTATGGACTCTATATCACAGAGTATGTATGGGACAGTGTATCGGCAACCGGCTCTTGGCAGACAATCGACAGTAAGTACTACGAGATTGAACACTCTAAAGACCAGTACGGCAATGATAAGCCCAACGATTATACTATTACGTTTAACTTTGATGATAGGGACGGTGACGGAGAAAGGGTAGATCCGACATTTGTTCGTGTTTACTATACTGCGACAACGGCAAGCGTTGACTTTACTGCAAAGGACGCTAACCCTAGGGATATTCTCTATACGCTTCTTACTTCTACAGTGTATGGTGCATATTTCCCCTCTGAGTTAATCAGTGACCTTTACCAGTATGCAACGTACTGTAAGCAGAACTCAATCCTTATATCCCCTGTCTATGACACATCAACGGCGTGTACGGATATAATCAATGAGTTAATGGAGTGTACGAACAGTGAGTTTGTATTCTCACAGGGTAAAGTTAAGATTATCCCTTATTGGGACGGACTCGAACCACTCTATAACATTACAGACGGGGATATTATCGACCAAGGCGAGGATTCGATTGATATTTCCCGAACGGCACAGGCTGATACATACAATATTGTTCCGCTTGAACATATCGACAGGGCGAATGAGTACAATACCAATGTTGTATATGCTACTGACGAGGGCGATATTGAACTTCATGGCGTAAGACAGGCTTCTACCTATACACATCATGAGATTATGAATCAGTCCTTGGCTCAGGCTATTGCTCAGGTCATATTGCAGAAGCAGCTCTATAACCGCAATACTTACAAGATAAGGGTAGGGCAAGAGTTTATTCTGCTTGAACCTATGGACGCAGTTACCTTGGAAAGTCAGCTTGCTAACTTGGGTATAACTTCTGTTCGTGTTGTGGAAATCAAGGAAAATGCAGATGATTTTACACTAGAGATAACCTTTGAAGATAATCTTAGTGGAACAACGTCTGCACCTAAGTACGAAACACAGGACACGACAAGG